GTTTGGGTCAAATCATAAACTTCCTGATCAATCATAATCGTAATCGTTTTTATTGTTAAACATTATTATTTTCTACAATCGTCACCTTCTGATTCACTCGCTCATGCGCCGTGATCTGAATCTGGTCCTCGCGCTGGTTGGCGTTGAACGACTCAATCTCGTACCACACGCCGTTGTACTTGATGAGACACCAGCGGTCGATGCTCTTGCGATAGTGCATGCGGAACATCACCACATCATACGCCTCGACAGCACCCAGGCGCAGAGCCTTCACACCCTTGTTGAAGTCCTCAGCAGCGTTGAACGTGCCCACCAGCTCGTACTTCTCACCGGCAGAGTTCTTGCCGTACTTCCCGTCCTCAGCTGTAGCGCGGCGGTAGAACGTAATCTTCTTGTCTAACATCCCTGCACTGTATGCCATACTACTCGTCCTCCTCTACGCTGCTGTAAGTTCCTTTGCGATAGGGCATATAGAATCCCTCGTAGGCCGTGTAGGGCACCACACTCATGCTCTGATTGATTTCAGGCTCGCGGTGCTTGTACCACGTAGCCGTCAGCAGCAGAGCCGCCAGCGTCAAGTCCATCGGCCACTCACCCTCCATCTCCACCACCTCGTCGTAGGTGCGCTGGATGTCCTTCAGTAGTCTCCTTTCCGCAGCCCTTCCCAGCATCATCAGATACTGGTCATCATCGGTGAAGTCCGCCTCTATGCGGGCCTGCGCCTTGATGTCCGCCAGCGTCAGGAATTGCAATGTGATTGTATTTGCCATTGTTGTTTTCGTTTATTCTTTACCTATCCTGCAGAAACGTCGTAAAGGTTTACCAAACAAAAAAGGCGAGGCCCTACGGTTGGGTCTCGCCTTGATGGAGTTGTTGCATTGCGTTAAAAGCGTCCATGTCTGCCTGAAGTTCGGCACATTCTTCGTCCGTGAGTGTGGGTTCCATCTCTTCGTCATCATTCTCAAAGAGCATGGGGAAGATGTCGCGGACGGTCTTGCCTTTTGGGTCGCGCATGGCGAACATAGCGGCGTAGGCGCATTCGGCCATGAGCTGGTGCTTCAAGCGGTCGCGCTTGCGGTAGCCACGGACGATGCGGCGCACCTCCCAGAAGCGGAGGTCATACAGGAACTCACGACGTTGGATGCCTATCTCGCCCACGAGCAGTTGATAGATGTCGTGGGCGGTGGTTAGTTTTTTTTCTTGCCCTCCTTGCCCGACGGAGATGCGTCGGGAGTAGTGGTGGCGTCCTGCGGTTCGCCTTTGGGGATGTGGTAGAAGTCCATGCGGAGGCCGATAATGGTGAAGATGGCGGTACCGAGCTCAGCAGGCTTGGCTTCGTTCATCAGGTCGGTGTCGGTGAGTGGGGCTTCCTTGCCCTGGCTCTGATAGTAGGCGAGCATACAGGCGAGGATGGCGTAGATGGTGTGCTTGACGTCGGGATCGGTTTCCTGCTGGATGCAAGCGACGGCCTCCTTGATGTAGTCGGCGATGTTCTCGTCACTGAGGTCTTTGTACGCGATTTCGGTGGCGTAGCAGTAGGCAAGGGTGACGGCCTTGCCGCAAATTGTGATTTCTTTCGTGAGCATATTCTTCTGGGTTTAGTTGGTAAAAGCCGCAAAAATGCGACTGAAATGCAAGAAAAACCGCCCGCGCTGCTGGCCATGAAAAGAAAAGTCAGGCAGGCGAGCGGCCTTGATAGTTTATGCACCAACGGTGTAGTCGCCATAGCCTGTTAGCGTGACATCGTAGGTAGCATTCTGACGGTTGGCCGCGTTGATGCTCAATGATGACACAATGACAGAGCCTGACATCAGCACGCTGCCCTTGGTGCGCTGGTTGGCACCAGAGACGTTCGCAATCTGGAACTTCACAGGTGACTCGGACTCGTGAATGCTCTCGATACTTGCGAGGTCTTGGCCTTGAACCGAAGAGGTAATAACGTCACCGCTACGGACAAGCGCGTTGGTAGTGATGTCGTAGGAGATTCCTATGACTTCTTGCACCTGGAAAGTACCGTCGGTATCTTTCGTTGTTGCGTCTTCCAGCTGAACGCTGACATGAACCTGCAAAGTCTTCGCAGCAGCAATGACTTTTGCTGGAACTGCGGAATTGTCGCTTCCGAGGAACAGGCGGACAAACTGGCCTTTGGTGTAAGACTGTGCGCCAGTAGCTTGGGTTGAAATGGCAGATGCCGCCGTCGGTGCAGATATGAGCGTAAATTGCAAAGACTTGGTGGCGTTCTCGCGATCGTTGAAGGCAAAGGTTACATCATTCAAGATGGCAGTTGCCTTACGAGAGAAAGCAGCACCTTCCGGGTCTTGGTTCCTATTGACGTCTGCCGTAGTCTCGTCCCATACAAGAAGGAAAGGCGTCTGCGCCTTGACAGCCGTAAGAATGGCTGCAATATCAGCCACGCTAAGCGACTCTACGTTTACCTGACCTGTGCGTGAATTAACGGTTGGCTTGGAAGCCATACCCGTATCATCCTTCGTGCTCGCATCAGCGGTGTTAGCAGTCAGATTGATGGTACAGCTGGTAGCCATACCCACGCATTCGTATTCATCGTCTGGATTGAGAATGACACGAAGATTTTGACCTTTTAATGTTGCCATAGTTATTCGTTTTTAATGATTTCAACTCTGATTGTGTATGCGCTGCCGTCCTGCTTGCGGCCCACAGCTCCGACGCAATACTTCGTGTCGGCTGGGATGTTGTCAACCAGTTCGGCCAATGCCTCACGGGTGGGTGCTTCGAGGATGGCTGTGCCGTTCTTCAGCAGATCGTCATAGACGGTGGGCAGTGCGCTCTCAACCGTCTCGACGCTTTCAGATGAATCAGATGTCTGAGTTGCTTTCTTGCTCATCTTTTTTACTTGTTTAGATTTACCTGTATGCGGAAAAGTCCTTTGCCGATATAGTGACTGATAGCTCCAGCAGTGTAGCCGATGTCGGATGGGATGTTGGCCAGCATGTCGTTTAGTTCGCCTTCTGTGCGACCAAAGAGCACTACTGCACCTTTCTCCAGCAGTTCCTTTACGTAAGCAGGGCGGTTGTCTTCCGGCTCTGGTTCGGGCTCATGCTCGGGTTCCGGCTCGGGTTCGGGCTCTGGTTCTTCAACCTCGGGCTTCTCAGGCTCAGGCTGCTCGATCTGTGGTTCCTCTACCTGCGGCTGCTCCACTTCAGGGTTCTCCGCTTTGTTATTATTCTTGCTCATCGTCGTATAAGTGATTAGTAACTTCGCACGCATATTTCAGGATGATGCCGTAGCATGGTTTTTCGTACACATACGTCTTGTCGCTTGTCGAGAAGTGATAGTCGTAGGGTATCTGCTCGAACATATTTTGCCCCTTCCAAACCTGCAATGGGTGACCCTGGCTGTCGTGCAGTATTTCTCCGTCGGCTGTGCGCAACTGAGCATATATCTGAAGGTATGCCAGTTCGCGGTGTATCACCTTTCGGATATGCTGAGCGATGTCGGTCAGTTCCTCCACATTGTCGGCTGCTATCTCTATTTCGATATTCACATGGTCGGTTTGTGCCTCATAGATGTCATCTTTGGTGCCGTCGCCGTTATTCAAGCCCGCAAACATCACGATGATGTAAGGCAATGGCTCGTTCAGTTCGTCGATCTCCGGCTTTCCGATGACAGTGTTATAGATGCGCTCGCCTACCGTCTCCATCAGTTCTGGGTCGGCGTGAAGAATCTCGTAGAATAGCTTGTCAGTGGCAAGTCCCATGATACTTGTGCGATTGTTAGTGATTTCTTTTACTTATCTCCCTTCTCCTCTTGGGAACCGACGGGCTGACAGCCTTTGCTGCGCATCGGAGCAGCCCGCCGGAGGAACTATCCCAGAAGAGTCAGAGAATTGCGAGAGAGTTTAGGCGGGAACGGTCACGGTGATGGTGTCGGTTGCGATGGTGCTGTTGCCCTTCTTAGCCGATACAGTGATGACTGCGGTTCCAGCTGTAGTGCCTGCGCTGATAACACCTGCGTTGGTGACGCTCACACCTGTCAGTGCTGTAGTTACAGCATAGGTGAAGGTAGCCTCTGGGTCGTTGCAGATAGCGGGAACGGTCTTCGAGCCGTTCTTGGCCACTGTCACGGCGTGCTGGCTTGCGAGCACCTGCGGAGTGTTAGCGTCCATCACAGCGTAGCAAGCGAATGCCTGGGTGGTGCCGCCTGCGCCGTTGATGTAGATAGAGAGATCGGTCATCGAGAACGCGGTGTTCAGGGTGATGGCGGTGATGTTCTTCTTAGACACAGCCTGAGAGGTTGCGTCGATGGTCAGACGAACGTCGCCGTGCTGCTGGGCAGCGAACCACTCGTAGTAGC